GATAATCAGGATCGAATGGGTGCGTGGGAGGTGTTTTAGTGGCAGATGAACCGATACCAGTTTCTGAAATTGTTACAGATTTAAATAGTCAATGGAATGCAAGTAATGTTACTAAACCTACACTTATAACAGTAAATGCTGCAAACGAACCAATCCGATTTGATTTAAATTCTGGGGATCATTTGGTAGCAAGAACCGGAAGTCCAGCTTTTGAAGAGACTCCTATAGGAAATTGGAAATATGGAAATAGAACCTATGGGGTGGAGATAGAATTATTCACCTTAGAGAATCGGCAGCGTTTATATAATCTTATGCAAGAAGTACGTAGAATAACTCATAACAGAATGCATAGTTTAACTAATTTCCAACGACAACAATTTATGAGTTTTACAGAAGAAACCGGAGAGCAGGTTAATATGTGGACAGGCAAGATTCAGTTACAGCTAGTGAACAATGCAGTTTTATTGGATACATGAGTATAATATATTAATAACTAGTCTTTTCTAGTAGGAGTTACATATGGCTGTATACAGAAGTGATCAAGCACAACTTACCTTTGCTGCGGAAGCTGCACAAGGCGCAGACCCTGAGATGATTGAAGGAAGTGCATCTGGTGCCACTGGTGCGTTGAATAATGCCACTGGTTTTAAAGCTGGTAGTAGAACAATTACAATAGATGGTGGTTCTGGAACCTTTATTGTTGGCGACTTTATAAGAATTGGAACAATTGCTGGTACTGCTGCTGAAACAGTGGTTGAACACGAGGCAAGACGTATTGAAGCAATGTCTGAGGCTGGTGGTAACTCTACAAATACCTTTACATTAGATCGACCACTAGCATTTCATCATCTTGATAATGAAGATGTGAAAGAAATTACTGCCATTGGGGGAGATGCAACTAGAAACGATGCTGATAAATATATTACATGGATTCCCGGAGTTTATGAAACCATTGATACTCCTGATCCTGAAATGTCCTTTGAAGGAAGAAGATTTCTTTCAACCCAATCTAAGAGAAACTGGTCAGTTGCTTATCCCGGTCAACAGACACTTCAGGGATCAGTTGGAGGAATAATACTTCTTAATGGTTTTCCTTTGCGGTTCCCTATTGGAACTGTAGCAACCGTTCCTCAGACAGTGGTGAGTGATACTATACTTATAAATAGAGCAGCAGATGCTTCTGGAGCAGACCAACACACCGGTGGAGTATTTAAAGGAGATATATATGTACCCCTAGACGGTAGTGATGTAGCTAATGTGGCAGCAGGAGATTTTATGCAATTTGGTAGTGGGGCTACATCTGAAGTTAGAAAGATAGTTCAAGAAGCTGGTAGTACTAATACATTCAAATTGAATTACCCATTATCTTTTGATCATCCTGACGATGAAGCGGTTAATGAAGTCGCCAGTGGTAACACTTATTATGATCACACTATTACAGAAACTGTTGATTTGGACACAGTAACTTGGCATGTTCATATGAAAGAAAGTAGTGAAACTGCTACTAAGAATTTTGATCGCAGATATGTAGGAGGAATGATTGGTTCTTCGACCATCTCTGCTGAAGAAGGCGGTATGATTACTATGGGTTGGGATAGTGTTAACTTCCTGAACATGGTTCATAATCAACAAAATCAATTAACTGTTGGAGCTTCTGCTCTTTATACCGGGGCAAGTATTACTGCAAATATGCCTCGATATGGATTAATGCAAGCAATTGATTCTGATGATGTAGGACAGCCGGGTCTAAATGATGGTACTGGTTATCCAAACACTCAACCCTATTATTTTTCTCAGGGCAGTATAAAGTTCTTTGGGGTTGAATTTGCAAGAATCCGTAGTTTCTCATTATCCATTGCGAATGGAGAGGAACCTCGTTACTATATTGGAAAACAGGGTGCTAGATCTAGAGGACCATTTGAAATAAGGGAGGGGCAGAGGGAGTACGGAATGTCCTGCACTGTTGTCTTGCCAGATGCAAATGAAGACGCAGACGAAACTGCTTCTGCTACTGGTCAAGATAGTGCCTTGGAATTATTCAGGCAGTTGTTACTTGAGGGAGATTATGGTGGAAGTACCGCTGCTACAGCAAGGGCAGGATTTACTGCCTCTATAAGATTTGATAGGGGTACTAATGATTATATAATAATTGACATACCGGGAAGTTCAACGGCTGGGACACCAACTGCTGGTTCTAACCAAATAAATTCCCAAGGTATCTTTATAAATACAGCACAACATTCAATTACTGGAGATAATCCATTTCAGATTGATTTGGATATGATTTTTAGAAGTCTAAATATCTATATAAGGGATACAGAACCGATATATCCATAATTAAATTTTAGGGGGTTTATAATGGCAAAGTCTAGTGAAGCAAAAGCGTTTGATCTTTCAAAGTATCAAGTACAAACATCCTCAAAATCTGTAAAGGTGGAGATAGCTGACACAGGAGATGAGTTTCAAGTTAGCATGAAGCCAATGTCTTGGAGTAGAAGAAATCAATTGATTTCAAAATGTTTGAATTGGGAGCAGGGAGGAAGTACATCATTTAATGGTGATTTGTACGTCCGTGAATGCTTAAAAGAAATGATAACAGAGGCTCCTTGGGGAAGAACGACTGAAGCTTTTTTAATGACTATTGATACAAGATTAGGAGAAGCATTGGAAGCTTTGGTACCTAAAGCCTTTGACGAAGAGATAGAAGTTGAAACTGTAAAAAAAGAGTAATGGCTTTTATGCGAGCGGTTGGTGACACTTCCACTCAAGAAGCCATTATTTATACATATTGGCTTATAGTATTACAATTTTTAAAACTTGGAATTGCATGGGAAGCCATTCAAAACTTTACAGAGACTGAAGTTAATATGATTTTAGGTGTCCAAGCAGCTATAGATCAAAAGCAGCAGGATGACGAAGTTAGGTCTATGGCACAAAGTAGTGGTAACTCTATGATGAAGGCAATGGGGTAAAATATGCCAGCAACACTCAATATTGGTATGTCAAATGGAAAAGATAACGGTTCTAAAGATTTAACTAATGCGGTTAAAGATTTAACAGCGGTTATTAATGGTGGATCGAAGGTTAAGGGTGGCAAGAGGCAGCAGAAGAAACAGGCAAACATAACCGCTGAAAAAGCCAGTGCGCTAGGTATTCCTACAACACAAAAGCAGCAGGATACAGCAAACAAGAGAGCAAAAAGAGATTGGAAAAAGACGGGTGATACTCCTAAGAAAAACGCAATTCCACTAACTGCCCCAAAAATTGATAACCTAAAAAGGGCTAAAGAACAAGCAGCTAAAGAGGAAGTGCCTGAAAAAACTGCAAGGGAACTAGCTGTACAAAAATTGCAGAGCAGAAAAGCTGCTGAACGAAAGATAGAGCAGTATGCAGGACAGGGTACGATGCTTCAACAGGGGGTGGTTGGGGGGAAGGCTCCCACTAGAGATTTGAAGAAGGATGCTGGGAAAGCATTAACTGGTACTAAGAAAATGATGACTAGTGCTATGTCTGCCGGTATGGATAAGTCTAAGAAACTGTCGAAAATGGGAAGCAAAGGGCTAGGAATGGCTGGGATCTCTATGTCTCTTTCATCTCTATTGAGAATGTCCCAAGTGTTTACTGGTACAATTGGTGCTTTATTTCAAGTTCTTGGTGGTTTTATTGATGCTATTCTAGCTCCTTTTATGCCGTATCTTATAGGAATGATTGGTAAGTTAGGACAGCAGATTCCTAAAGTTCAGGCGTTTGCACAAAGAGTTCATGACTTTCTTGCATATATAATACCTAAAATATGGACGTTTTTCAGCACAGCATTCCCAGTAATCCCACTAGTTATAAGTGCTATATCAACGTATTATAAATTTCTTTGGGGGCTAGTTGTAAAATTCTGGGATTGGATAAGTAATGAGGGTGAATGGTGGTCTGGTCCATTACATCCTGTAAAAGGATTTTTTGAAACAGTATGGGGATATCTAGAGGATACATGGGATACACTTGTAAAAGTATGGGACTATGTATCGGCACTATGGACTAGAACATTAAAACCTTGGCTTTTCAAAAAGTATAATCAATTAAAAGCACTTTGGGATACTATTTCTGATATGTGGACAAATACTGTCAAACCTTACATTAAACAAAAGTGGGAAGAATTAAAAACAAAGTTTACCGAAATAAAGGATGCTGCAATTGCTTGGTGGAAAGATACAGGTAAACCACTTTTTGACGAGGCACAGTTAATATTCACAGATATCAAAACTGAACTCCTGAAATTAGTAAAACCTCTAATAGATGTTATAAAACCCCTATTAGTATTAGGCTTCAAATTTATTATGTGGTTTGGAGGAGTAGTTTGGAATGTACTAAAGGGAATGCTGAGTTGGTTATGGGATAATATTTATAAACCATTGCTTACGTTTATTAAGGATAATTTAGTGGATTTCCTAAAACCAAAACTGGAATGGTTGGCAGAGAAATTAAATGCTTTAGTAGATTGGTTTAATTCTCCGGGAAGTGTATTTCAAAAACTACATTTAACTGTTCTAAATTTCGCAAAAACTATAATTGATTTCTTTGCTAACTCAAGATTCTTTTCTTCTGAGGGAGCCAAAGGGGCGCAAGCAACGTTAGCTACAAAAATCTATGATCTGGAAAAGGCTATGCGTCCTACAAACTCCAATTACGGTTCTCCAGCACCAAATGTTAATTTAAATGTAAACAATAATATTAGTGGTGGGGGAATCATTGACACACAAACACAATATGCTCAAGGGAGAGCAGGGCTTAATACTATGTTTAATAATGTAAGCTTTGAATCTAACACATCAGCACTAAATGCTATAGTAGATGCGAAGGGGTAAAAAATGGATTCTCCTCTATCAGTATTACTTAGAAACGGTACCCATGCTGCTGCTGGTGTTCGTTTAGCCCTTAAAGTCGATCAATTATCTGTTTCTCTACAAAAAACTCCGATTCAAATACCTATTCCTAGATCATCTCCGCAACTTCTTGATCTGGGTATTACCCGACCTTCGATTACTCTATCTGGAGTAGTTGATAATAAGGGGGGAGATCTTACAAATACTGATTCGGGTTTTGAGGATATGGAAAAAATGACTATTAGTGGGCAAGTTTATTATATTCCATATAAAAATTTTCTAGAGTATAAACTGGTTACTTGGGTTACTGAACCTAGTGCCGAAATACAATTGGAAGTTGGTGATGCTGCTACTCCAGATGGTGATGGACATACTGGTGGAGGAATATATAAAGTTGCAGTACAGCAAATACAATTTAGTCTAGCACCAGCAACAGAAGATCGCTGGATTTATTCTATTGGATTTGCAGCAAAAATACGTGAGGGGATAAGTTTCTAAAATGGCAAAACGTGCAATGCTATCCTATTTTAGTACTTTTAAGATTACGCAGTTAAATGGTGCTATTAATAATTCTGTAACAAGTATTACATTAGATTCTACTGAAGGGATACGTGTAGGACAGATTCTGCTTTTTTATGACGGTAGTAATGGTGAAGAGGTAACGGTATCAAGTATTACTTCGGCTACAGTTGTAGTAGTTACAAGAAATGCTAGTCCTCAAGCTCATGATGATAACGCAGTAGTTTCCCATGCTGCTGTTTGGAACAATATTTATATTAAAGGTAGTTCATCTATATCCGCAATTATTTCATTAGAAATTATTGATGCAGAAGGTGTTCCAACTGTAGCTAATCTTGTCTTAGATAATCAAAGTGATGATCCATATGCAAGTTCAGCAGCCTCAGCCAAAGGTAGCCTTACTGATTTATTCGATAATTTTCTACCAATAAGAGTAATAGACCCTGAGACCGGATTTATTTTATTTCACGGTACAGTTTATGATGCAGATGAAAAATATGATATGGCTTATGGAATGACTTTACGTCTTGAATGTAAAGATTCTTTAGAAGAATTACGTAATTCTCCTACTGATGGATCAGCCAGTATTTCAATTGATACTTCCGAAGTAATGGACAGATCAATAACGGCAACACATGCTGGTCTATTGATTGGGCGTGGGAGAGAAGTTTATCAACCATCTGTTTCTAGTAGAGGGGGTTTAATTCGATCCTTTATTAATCTTTTTTCAAGAAATATTGTTACTCATGGTACAGCAGATGAAATAATCGGAACATTTGCTGAAGATTTAGATGACAGTGAAACAGCAATAGATGTAACCTCAGCAGCTAATCTTTGTGTTGGAAATGTTATTTATGCTAGTACTGAGGATATGCTTATTACAGGAATCTCTAGTAATACGTTAACAGTTACGAGAGAAGTAAATAGTACTACTGCTATTACACATGATGAGGATGATGGGTACACTGTTAGAGATTCTCGATATACAGAATCAGTAAAGAAATTTAATACTGCTTCGGGGCTTATTAACTTAGGTGAGGAAAATCAAAAATCTGCCTTAGCCCATATAGTTGATGCTGCTTCTGGTGAGCCTCAACAATCTACTGCTCTAAATGCAGCCGGGGAAAAGGTGTATGGTTATTCATATTATGTAGAACCTAATTTTACAAGTTCTTTAGCTACTCACTATCCTAGTGGTGAGTTTTTCAATTATTTTGTAAGAGGCTCACGACCTTCAACTACACCATTAACTTATGGGCTTAGAGTTGAACAACCTTCTGCTGGAGGTTTTACTCCAACAGGTCAACTAATGCCCATGATATCGTCTGATTTCGACAGGGCTAAAAATGAACTTTATACAGATGTTGTTGTTAAGTATTCAGCGACTAGAGTAAATGATGACGGGGCGCAAATAACCAATGAACATAATATACGTTTTGAACTAATATCTGTAAAAGCAGTTGCAAATGCTGAAAATTTTATTTGGCAAGGTAGAACTTTACATGGTGGGACTGATCGAATTACATATTTTGATCCTATACCTCACACAGCATATAATCCTGAAGTTTTAATGGCTAAAAATAGAAAAAGCTTTTTAAATATGGGTGGTGGGTGTGATGCTTCTGAGACTAAACTAATTTTTGATAATGCAACAGGTTTTAATACTAGTGCAAAAGGTAATGATATGGATGGGAATCTTTACCTAATATATATTCAAATTGATGATGAGATCATGAGAGTAAGTGCAAATAATCCTGATGGTGATAATGCTAATGAACTTACAGTGATTAGAGCGCAGCTTGGAACTTCAGGTGTAGAACATGATGACGATGCAACGGTTTATAACTTTGTAGATATTGCTACTATGCAATATATTAGCAAAACTTCATCTGTTTCTGATGGGTCTCCGGCACAGGTGTTAATATCGGCAACAGAAGCTTCTATATATACTATTGTTGCTGGAACATCAGGTGGCGGTACATATTTAACCAACAGTACTTATTTTGCTGAGGATGAGGTATTGAGGGGGAAAACAAATCCAGCTTCTACCTTTACAATTAAAAGTAGACCCAACAATAAAATGAGAGTCAGTAAAACTCTTAAACTAACGGTTGGAGCAAATGGTGCAGACCCTGATAGTATGAGAGAACAGGTAGCTTCAGCACTGATTAGAGCTTCAAATGATACTGTTAGAGGAACTCTTACTACTTATGAAAAACCCTTTTTCTATATTGATAACAATGTTGGAACATTAGCATCTTCTGGTGGAGTGGATACTATAACCACTTCAAATGATACTGTCAATGATACAAGTGCAGCCCTTATTCTAAGTAACTATGGCTTTAGAACAGGGATGTTAGTTAATGAATTAACGGCTGCTGGTGGAACTCCAACAGGTACGTATGGTTATGCTGTAAATGCTGGGACAACTCAATTACAGGTTTCAAATTGGTTTGATGGTGGTTCTATAAGTGCATCGAGTGAACTAAGATATTATATTCCAGTTAGGTCTGGAGATTTAATTTATGTGAAAAATAACCTAACCAATGTCGCTGGGAATTATGGTGTTGTAAAAGTCCATTATGCAGAACAAAATGGGGTTAGTCAGACTACTTATGAGATAGTAAGTAGTGGTACTGCTGCTTCCCCTAAAGGTGGAGGGCTAAAAACTTCAACATTAAGTACAACCTCAGATGCTACTAATACTACAATTAATATTCCAACTAAAGCTACTGGACCAGTATCAGCATCATTTGGAACTCTAAGGATATCAAGTGGTTTAGTATTTACTTCTACTTCAAATACTCTTGTATCTTGGACGGGTGGACATATTATTACTGGATTGTCTGCTGTAAGTTTAATTACTAGCGGTACTACAGCTACTACTATGATTAGCAATGCTAATGGGAATACATCACAAGCAACTGACGGTACAGCAGCGGATTTAGCTCAGAATGTAGATTATCTTCTATTTTGGGATGCTAAGGGTGGGGATGGCTCAGGCACCGCTATTCAAACAATTAGGGCTGCTGCTTATAAAAATGTTGCCACTATTGATACTATACTTATTGCACATGTTAAAAATTATGGGAGTACTCAAGCAGATTGTGAAATTACTGTTTTCCCATATCAACATGGAATTGCTACAAAAGGAAGAGCCGATTATAAGCTAAGTGATCCCGGTGTTATGTCTGACATAGCTTCGGGAGCTTCTTTGAGTATAAGTAATGATGAAATGCTAATATGGCATAGTTCTGCTAATTCATGGAAACATATAAGTGTATCGGACTTACATGATGAATATCCACGTAATCTAGTTATACCAAACGGAGGAACAATAGGTTCAGCCAGTGATGCTGATTCTATTGCTATAGCTTCTAGTGGTGTTGTGACTATGAATCAGATACCAGAGTTCAGTGCTGGTATAGATGTTTCTGGAGGTAGTATAGCAGGAACACTTTCTACTGCTGCACAGGGAAATATTACCTCACTTGGTACGCTCACTACACTGACTGTAGATAGCATAATTATAAATGGAACTAATATTGGACATACTTCCGATACTGATGCGATAGCAATCTCTTCTAGTGGTGTTGTGACTATGAACCAAATACCAGTATTTAGTGCTGGTATAAATGTTTCAGGTGGGACTATTGCTGGAACTCTAGCTACTGCCTCACAGGGAAATATTACAACTGTAGGTGCATTAGACGGTGGCTCTATTACGTCTGGGTTCGGTGGAATAAATGTGGGAAGTGCCACTATTACAACATCAGGAACAGTTCATGGAGATTCTCTTACAGGTGGCACTCTGATTACATCTGGGAATGTAACTGTTGGTGGAGAATTGTCAAAAGATTCAGGTACTTTTCTAATTGATCACCCTGTACATGAAGATAAGAAATTACAACATGGGTTCATTGAGGGTCCAAAATATGATCTGTTGTATCGAGGTAGGGCTACACTAGTTAATGGTGTAGCAACTGTGGATATTAATATTGCATCTAACATGAGTGCCGGAACTTTTGAAGCCCTAACTCAAGACCCTGAAGTCTGGGTTCAGAATATTACAGGTTGGGTATCTGTTAGGGGAAGTGTTTCTGGGGCTACTCTCACAATTGAGGCAGCCACAAATTCTTCTGATACTGTTGCATGGCTTGTTATGGCTGAAAGAGCAGATTCCGTTATTCTTGAATCTGAAACTACAGATGATGAAGGTCATCTAATACCAGAAAGTGAGAAGCCCCCTGAGAAAGAAGAAAAAAACTAAAGATAAAATTATTAAGTTGAGGCAAAGTAACCCCTTTTTAAATGGTGTTGAGATCGGAAAAAAGCTGAGAGTCTCTAAACAGTACGTATCTCACATTTTACAAATAAACAAGATTCCCATTATTAGTGTTAAGCGCAAAGAAACTAAGTATTGCCTAGTTTGTGGAAATGCAACACCTAGAAAAAGAAGGATTTGTCCCGGATCATGTTCGTTTAAGTATTATAATATTTTAGTAAATTGTGCTTTTTGTAGAGTAGAATTTTATAGAAAGCGAGCAAAAATTAGTAATAATTATTACAGAGGATATAAGAATAATTACTGCTCTAGAAAATGTTATTATAGAGGTCAACGAGATAGCACTTGACAGTGACAACATTACATGCTAAAATTATTGTATATCTTAATTGGTGAATCTGCAATTAGAATTGTAGGTCATTAAAATATTTTAGGAGGTTAAGATGCTTCAACGCCAAAGTCCGTTCTTTAGAGATTTGAATGACTTGTTTGAGTCAAAGTGGGTTCCTTTTGCAACTCCAGCCCATACGCCCTTCCCAATGGACATTATTGAAAGAGATGATGATTTTGAAGTAAGGATTGCTGTGCCGGGAGCTAAGAAAGAGAACTTGTCGGTGACTCTAGATAAAGGTAGCTTACATATTAATGTTTCTGGTGGGGAGAGAGATGAGAAAGAAAACTATCTCCTAAAGGGTTTGAAGGCTTTTGATTACCAAAGAATTATACCCAACATCATTGACTATAATGTGAAAGTAAGTGAGATTTCCTCGATTTATAAAGATGGAATTCTCTCAATAACTCTTCCAAAAGAAGATGAAGAAAAGCCACTTTTGATTGATGTTGAGATAGTAAGTTAATCACATTTCTATTAATAGGTGGGGGTAGTTTTCCCCCACCTAGATCTGTTGTAAGCGTTATAAATATGCATGGTCATAGATGATGATTTGGTTATTCAATGGGAGCCAAAAGTACAAAAGATGCTATCTACAGTTTTTGTTATAGGTTTAGATAGAGATGATATCGCTCAAGAACTAAGAATATCTATTGTAAAAGCAGCAAAATCATTTGATGAATCTCGTGGAGTTTTATTTCATACATATTTACATACAACATTTGTAAATACCATTCGTTCTTTAATTAGTCGAGTTTCTAGACATGAAGAAGACAAAAGTTTAGATGCTAGGTATAGAGATACAAATCTTATAGCCCTAGATATTTTAGAAGCACTAACTGATCCTACAGATGATATTGAAGAAGTAGATTTAAAGGATTATATTAGTTCTGCAAATTTAACTAAGCCAGAGGAACTTTTTCTTCACTTGAGATTAGATGGACTAACAATGGAAGAGATTACAGATGATTTAAAGGCTTGTCGTGAGTGTATATATTGTAAGGGTATAGAAATTGAAAGAAATTATGCAAACTGTATCAATAAAAATGGGGACTCGTCTTATAAGGTCAGACAAACTTTAAGAGAGAAATTTACAGTAACAGAATATGACTACAAAAATATTAGCTGAATACAATGCTAAAGATTTATATGATTTATTTAATTTATTATATTTTGAAACCTATACTACCACTTATGGAGGGGCAGGATTTATAGGAAATGAATTTCATCTACTTAAAACTGCTTTGGATGAGTATGGTTCGGCTCAAATAGCATGTGCGATGTTAAATTGTTTTTCAATAAATACTAAGACTATTAATGTTCCATATTTCATAGCTGGATTAAAAAATTATCTTGTGTCTTATAATCCTTATATTTATTGGGCTGTAAGAAGACAAAGTACTAAGGATATAAAAAAACTATGGCGAGAGTTTCTATTCTTAGATGCCGTTTGGTTACCTACTGCTAAACAAAGAACTAGATATAAAGAGGTTCTTGAACAATTAAGGATGTGGGCATATGCCGAAACAGGGCAAAAGATCAGGAAAACTAATACGAAAAAAGGAACCGAAAAATCCTAAGAAGTTTAGCGTTATAGGTGTTGACGTATCAAATAACTCTGCTTGGACTCTTCAATCATTTGTTTTATTATCTGAAGCAGTAGCACATATTGACAAATTAGCACTTAGTCATATAGACTACTACGTACATTCAGATAATAATAGGGTAGAATATACCAGAAAAGGAAATGTTAATGGCTAGTTTTGATTATATAGAGTCAGCAATAATTTTTGGTTTAGACAGTAAAACTAATCTAAGATCTTTTAAATATGTTGAGAAGGATTTTGCTAAACATTCTGATGCATATATATTTGTAGTAAAGTATTTTGATGAGTATGGAGAATTCCCCTCACCAGATGTTTTACATGAGAATTTTCCCACCTTAGATAAAACTGCACAATCGACTAATTTTGAGTATGCAGTAGAGATTTTCAGTCAACAAGTTCTAACAAGACAAATAACCAGATCAATTCAAGCACAAAGAGATTTACTTAAGGAAAACCCAAAACAGGCTCTATCTAATATTATGGTAGGTCTTACTGACATTGAAGTTGTCTTTGATGAGGATGTACAGTCATATGATAGTGGCTCTTCAGATAGGTTAGATGAGTGGAGATCTAGAACCAAGAAAAGGCAGCTAGGAGAGGGTCTTATGGGGATTCCTACTAGCTTTAAAACGATTAACTCTACTGGTGTTGGATGGATGCCGGGAGAACTGATATCCATGTTTGCTAGACCAACTATAGGTAAAACATGGATGTGTGTTCATTCAGCAGCTACGGCAGTTAAGAATGGGCATAAAACTCTATTAATTTCAACAGAGATGCCAGTAAGTGCTATGAATATGAGAATGGATGTAGTCTTAGCTCAAATGATGGGCTATAACTTATCTCATACGGCTCTTCGTAGAGGTGATCCCATAGATGAGCAGGAATACGAAAGGTTTTTACAGGAAACTAATGGGAATTCTTTGTTGGTATGTGATCATATTTCAGGTCAATTAGGAATTTCACTTGAAGCTATTGCCAGTTTAATTAGAAAGCATAATCCAGAATTTGTAGTCATTGATGGTGTGTATTTGATTTCAACTGCTGATGCCAAAAAAGCTATGTGGGAGCAATCTCATGCACTATTCTATGGTTTGAAAAATCTAGCCACCTCTACTCACACTCCTATAATGGTTTCTACTCAAGCAACTAGAGATGCATCAAATATGTTTACTCCCCCTCGTGCGGATCAAGTCGCTTTTGGGGATGCTTTAATCAGAGCAGCAGATGTAGCATTTGCTATGTGTGCTTTAGAGGATGCAGATGATAAGCGTATGGTTCAATTTCAAAAATACAGAGATGGTGAATTACCAACTGATATTGCTATTATGCAATGGAATGTTAATAATGGGGATATAATAGAGTTACCTGATTATGAATGGGGAGATTTTTAGGGGGTATTAGATGGGTATTTTAAATTGGTTTTCTGGTAATAGTGCATTGGATGAAGAGGATCTGATCGTAGTCAAATACTTGGAGAGTAAAGGTGTAAACAAAACACCAATTCCTATAACTATCGGGGATATTAAAAGAGGTATAGCTGTTGATGCTTATGGGTATCAAAATGAAGTGGTGCTTTTTTTGAGGAAGAATAAGAGGGACCGTTAATGGATTGGGGTTCCTTATTAATTAAATATGGTATAAATATCCCAAACAAAAATGAATTTAGTTTGCTTTGCCCTTTCCATGAGGACAATCGAGAATCTTGTTCTATTAATTTAGAGAAAGGACTATGGATATGTTTTGCAGGATGTGGACAAGGAAGCCTTAAATCATTTATTTGGAAGTATTCTGGTCGTCCTTGGAAAGAAATAGAATCAGATATAGATTCTCAAAAATGGGATTTAGATTTATCTTTTCTTGATGATGTAGAAAAAGAATTAGATTCCGGTACTTATATACAAGAAGTTGAAGAAGTCAGTTTTTATGAAGATTGGACATCTGATATCCTCTCTACACATTGGATTTATGCTAGGGGCTTTGAAAAGTCCACTATAATTAAATGGAATTGTAAGTCTAATAGGTATAATGATTTAATAATACCTTGTAAAAATATAGAAGATAAAGTGCTGGGTTGGATTACAAGAAGAACCCAAGCAATACCTAAATATTTATACTCTAAAGGATTTAGAAAATCTAAAACTTTATTTGGTATAGACAAGTTACCTGAGATGGTTGATACTTTATTTGTTGTAGAGGGAGCTTTGGATTGCCTCTGGTTAGACCAACATGGTTATTCTTCAGTAGCTATCTTAGGTGCAATAATGTCTAAAGCTCAAATTGATTTGATTAGTTCTATAAATCCTAGTGAAGTTGTATTGTGTTTAGATAACGATGACGCAGGAAAAAATGGTATTCGGCAAGCAACTATTGACTTAAGAAATAGTTTTATGTTATCTTATGTTGAGTTACCTAATGATGTCAAAGACGTACAGGAAATACGTCAAAGAGACATACTCCACAGTGTAGTGGAAAATAGAACATTATGGTAGAAAGGATTTTTTATGTCTGGTATAAGTAGAATACAAAAAGCTAGAGATTCAATGCGTACTCCGACTCAGGATCGTGCAGCAGGAAGAGAGCTTTGGTTTAAGGATGGGGATCAAGTTTTTCTAACTTCTGTTGCTACAGGTGAAGAAAACGATAGCCTCTTAGATGATTTATATCTTTATACTTTTAGAGTGGGGAATCGTTGGACTAATGTGTTAAGAGATGATTCAGTAGATACAAGTACTGTTCCTTCTGATGTTCGTCCATCACACAAATTTGCTTTTTGGGCATATGTATATCATGTTTTTCACAACGAAAAAAGAAATGATGATTGGGAAGAAGTTGAGGGTACAGCCGGTAAGAAATTCTTCAAGGAAGATATCAATGATTTTCGGATAATTTCTCTGGGTTTTGGTAGATCAGATTATGTCTGGAATCAATTAGTAGAAGTTTATTCTGATTGGGGTGGTTTGAATAAAGGTGTCACTAGAATTAAACGTACCGGAGCAGGAGCGTTTGACACCAGCTATTCAATTACTGCAACACCTAGAAAAGATGAAATACCTTCAGAGAAAATAGAAGAAGTACAAGGCTTACCTACGATAAAAGAGTACTTTTTAGAGCGTTATGGTACGCCACCTGAAGCTTCTAGTACTGAGACTAGTTCTTCTGAAGATATAGATGACTCTTTATTCTAAACCCAACTTAGATAAGTATTTCTCAAAAATGCCTCAGTTGGTAGCTGAGGCATTTTAAGATTGTAGAAAAATGATAGTAACTAATAACAACTTTCAAGAACAATTGAATATTCTGAAATCCATCATTACTAAGGAACAAACCATTGTTTTAGATGTTGAGACAAATGGTCTTGATTCTTATGGGTATCATCAGATTTGTGGTGTTGGGGTAGGAGAAACAGCTTTTAATGGTATTATGCAGTACTACCCTTTTCGTCACCATCAAGGTGAGAATTTAGAAACCGGTTGTTTACCTGAATTGATCTCTGTACTGAATACTTCTGATACTTTCATTGGGTACAACATCAAGTTTGACCTACATTTTTTGGAGAATGAGGGATTAGAAGTTTCCTCAAAAAAGCTCATTGATGTAATTGTAATGATTAGACTAATTGAAGACTCTGAGATAAAAGAATTGAGTCTTACAGCTACTGGTAAAAGACATTTTGGAGAAAGTGCCATCCAATATGATTTAGATACCAAAAAAGTTTTACGCTCAAATAAGTGGAACAAGGATTTCTCTATGGCACCTCCTGAGATGTTAGGAGAATACTGTAAAGAAGATGTTGCATTAACAGCCCGGTTGTATCAAAAGGCTCTTGTTAGAATACAGAAAACCGGTCAACAGAAGATATTTAATTTAGAGTGTGATCTTACCTCTGTTCTCTATAATATTGAACGTAGAGGAATAGCAGTTGATAGAACATATGCTATTAAAACCCAACAAGCTATTTTGAGTAGATTAGAGGAAGTAAAACAGGAAATATATACTTTAACTGATTCGGAATTTAACATTGCATCTACTCAACAGATTGGGGTCATGTTTAATTCTTTGGGTATTACCTCACCTATTCAAACTAGTAAAGGTAATTCATCTTGGAATGAAGCTGCCCTAGTAAATATTAATCATCCGCTGGCAGGATTAATTAGACAGCACAGAACACTGGAAAAATTGAAGTCCACTTATATAGAACCCTATCTTGAAACAGATGTTATGCATACATCTTTATGCAATTGGGGTACTTCTACAGGACGACTATCATCTCGTGATCCCAATCTTCAAAATATCCCACGTAACCACTTTAAGTTGGCAACGTCTTCTTTAACAGATGAAAGTAGGAGAGCTATCCAACAAAGAATTTCCGCTATGGTTACTTCTAAGGGTCAGACACTTACAGAAGAACTTAGTGATGAGGTATTAGAAACTTGGACCTTTCTTGGGGATGAATCTTATGATGACACAGACAAAAATCAATTAGCGATTAGACGTTTATTTGTACCCCGTCCTAATTACTCACTGCTCAGTTTTGACTATTCTCAAATGGAAGTTAGAGTATTTCTAAGTTACTTTAGAAATGAGACTATTGATGCTCTACTAAATCGTGATGATGTCGATTTTCATGGTGAAGCTGCAAAACTCGCATTCAATGTTACAGAAGAAGATAAAGAGTTTAAATTCTACAGACAGATGGCTAAGGCTATAACATTTGGAACTATATATGGAATAGGCAATCAAAAGCTGTCAGAACAGCTAGGGACTACTCCTAAAGAAGCTGGTTTATACAAGAAACGTTATTTTGCAGGGCTGAAGGGTTCTAAAGAGTTCTTTGATAAAGCTTCAGAAAAAGTTGCTTTGCGTGGATGGATAAAGAACAGGTATGGGCGTAGGTACACTCTCCCAGTTGCTTTAGCTTATAAAGGAGTCAATTACTTAGTTCAAGGCACTAGTGCCGATATTTTAAGTGAGCGTATGATTGCTATTGATAAATTTTTGCAATCAACTAAAAGTAATATATTATTACAGGTACATGATGAGATCATCTGTGAAATACATGATTCTGACTTAGATACTGTTCCAATACAAATTAAAGACTTGTTAGAAACTAATTCTTTAGATATCCCATTGAAAGTAGATATGGAAATTTGTTCCCCCTCTTGGGCAACCAAAAAGAATTGGAGTGTAGAGGAAAAACCGGCTGTAGAAAATTATTTTTTAGATTGGAGTTAGATTATGGCAAAAGATTCATTTGAGGAAGCTTGTAGAGAAACCGCCTTACAAATAGCACAAGTGGTAATTAATAAGCAAAATGATTATGGACATGGGAATATCCTAGCCTTTAAAGAACAGGGCTTAGTAGTTCGATTGTGGGATAAGATTAATCGGT